CGGACGGGCTGTCACTTCCATCCGTTTAACTTATTTAACTGAATTGCTTGTGCAAAAACTTGTGCAAGTCTTAGAATTCGGCACCAGTAGTGTTCACCTTCAGATTAAGTTCGTTCCATCCGACTGGATTCATCGGATAATAGTTTAGCTTTGAAAGATACCCCATGTCTAATAATGTGGAAATCTGTACCTGATAAATAACATCAGAAAAAACACATGGCCGGGTCCGGGTGATGAATTTCAACATGCTCCCGAAATCCCGGCTCGAGGAAAGTCGGTAAGGTGTGGCTGTCAGCCCAAGCACCTTACATTTAAGCATTGAAAGAAACTCTTTATACATACCTTCCTTCGGATTGACTAAGTGGCATTCATCAATAATGATGTTCTTGAAATGCAGAAAGAGTTCCGGATGGTTCCTCACGCTTCCTATCGTAGCGAACGTGATCCTTGAGATGTCTTTCCGACCGAACGAAGCTGAATATATGGAACAGTCCATAATGCCATACGAGCATAATTTCAGGTAGTTTTGCTCCAAGATTTCTTTCGAAGGCTGGAATACCAACGTATGTCCATCAAGGCGACTGGCGATGTCGGCTATAACAAGGCTCTTCCCCGCCCCTGTCGGCAACACCATAATAGCATTTGATTTCTTCATCTTGTTGGCAAAGAAGCTGACTGCGGCATCACTGGCTTTCTGCTGGTAATCTCGCAATATGTAACTCATAAGCCTTTCTCCTTACTCAGTTTATCTCCCAAAGCCTTATAATACTTTGTGAGTTCTATTAATTCAAAATCAGTCCATTTCTTTGGCTGACTAGCTTTCCACGCCAATTTATCGAAGCGCATCTGACCGATTTTTGCTTTCAGATTCGCTTCATAGCGTATCAGATGATCGGCACTGAAACGATTACAAGCCCGGCACTCTGCGTGGGCATTGTCCTCATCGAAACGTGTAGCCATGTGGCGACGCGAATGAAAGTGGCCGCAATCAGCTTGTTCGAACGGCTTTATCTGACCACATGAGATACAACGGAAGCATCCGTTGGGCATACAATCGCGAATCCGGATATAGCGGCTGAATACTTTATCGAGTTTGGCCACCAGATCCGGCTTCTTCTTAACCTTAACACCTGCACTATCAAATAGAGGCAAGGGGTTCTCTTTTTTCTTTTTAGGTTTACGCTTTATGTAATATGGCATAATTCTATATTTTAGTTTGTGATACCGGCAGGATTCGAACCTGCATTCCATTATTTTGTAAAAAGATCTAACCTTTAATCTTCGATACCCAAAAACCTCCGCATATCCTCACGGACGGCGAAGGTCGCTACTAACAACTTATAAATATCTCTGCGATTACGATTATTCCCATACTTTCCAGTCGGGTATATATTCATTTTCCATATAATTATCATTTACGATTAAACTTCAATAATTACGATGTCTGGAGCAATGAGTCTAATGTGTTTGAGCTGTTCGTCAATCACCTTGTTTTTGTATTCTTCAATGGCTTCATTTGCTCCGGCAGAGACCAAAGAGAGAGAAACTTCCCGTCCATCCACATCTGCATAGATTTCAACCTCGATTTCTTCACAGGCGAATCCTTTGAAAAGAGGGATATTCAGTTTAAAGGATTTCGGAAGATTGGAATCTACAACCTGTGAATAGTTGTCTATTTTGCTACCGTTTTCTTCCTTGCTTCGTTCAATGTCCTGGTTCACTTTTGCCTTGAAATTCCTCAAAGTGGAAACCAGCATCATGTTCTCTGACTTATCCTTGAAGAAAGCACGGTGCATCTTGAAAAATTGAGACAGTTTGATAGGTTCCCACTTCTTATCGGTATTGATGCCGAATTCCTGCATTTCCTTTGATGGCTGTAGGATTCCACCTATTTTAGTCTGATAGTAGTTGGTTTCGTCAATGGTTAAAGCCAGCCCCATCTTATCACGATTTACGATAATGTTGGCCGATTTTTGATTAATCAGTTCAACACGCTTTTCCAGCCATCTGAAAGGTGCATCGATAGTTCCACTGATAACAACTTTTTCCGGTTCTTTCGGATCAAGAGCAACAGGGGCTTTGCCTTCTCTCAATACTACTTCGACAGATTTGCCGTTATAATCTTTCGGTACAATCAAATTGATCTTGTTCTCACTCATGATTCTGTTCCTGTTTTACGATTAATACTAAACATTGTTTTCTGCATTTCTTGTGGCATGATAGGACGGCTATAAACCAGCTCACCTAACTTGTTATAGAATCCGGCCATCTTTTCCTCATGAAAGAGGATTTTAGCGCATTCTTCATTTTCCACGAACTCCGAACCTCTTTTTATGTGGTCCAGAAGTTCCTGCTTTTCTTCATTCAAAGGCTTCAGACGTTCTTTGAAGCTTTCCATAGCCTCTTTCTTTTCTATCTCAACATCATTGATGGTGATGGATACCTCGGCTAAGGTTTCTTTCTTCTGAGCCAGTTCTTCGGGGGTGAATCGGTGCGTGTAGCCGATTTTCTCTACTGCATCGGCATTGTCCTGCAAGAACTGCCAGCGTTCCTGTTCAGGAATGTCTTGTCCTAAAAATTTGTCCATAATCAAATAAACTCTTTATTTCGTTCCATTTCCTGTTGTGCATAGATAAGCATCTGTTGTTCGTTGGCAGCCGGCAAATAGATACCAGCGACAGATGCGCTCCAGTTCCGGAAGCGGTCAATCGAAAGGGTCATTTCACCAGTTGTCAGCTCGGCAGAACTTCTCAGATAGGTTACTTCTTTTCCTTTCTTATTGACTGTCTTTCTCTCAAACAAATCACGGTTACAAGTCCTCTTATAGAAGTCAATTTTGGCTTCATCAAGGCTGCAACCGTACTCACTACCGAAATACCCCAAAAGCAGATGTAAATAGCTGTTTTGGGCCAGCGTGCGGTTAGGCAGTTTCTTTCTCACCTCTACTACTGCACGTTCCTGGAACAACTTGTTTACATAAGCCTTAAACTTGGGTATATCATATTCATTTTTTAGATTAAATAAACTCATAGGCTAGAAAGGTAAATCGTCTTTAGGATTTCCATTTGCATTTACTTCTGGAGGAAATTGTTGCGGTATCACCTCCGGCTGGGCAAGTGCTGGGGCCGACTGGTATACTGATCGCCGAACGTCCAGTTTATAGCACCTGATTGACACCATGCGTTTAACCTGTCCGTCCTGATTTGTCCATTCACGACCTTGAAGGGCGAAGGAAACCGTTATCACATCGCCGATTCTGAACTGGTCAAGTTCGGTACATTTGTCGCCACTTACTTCAAGTGGCAAAATGTTTTCGTATTGGCTTCGTTCCCCTGTATAGGGGTCGTGAGTCGTAGCGTCAAGAATAAACTCACGTTTCAGAAACGGGTTGCCACCATTTTTTGATGGAATTTGTTGGGTCTGGCCGATAGCGACCAGCCTTCCGGTTATCTGATTAGGCATCTTCTGCAAAAATCTTCTTATCGGTTATCAAATTTCTGTTATCATTCAAGAACCGGATAAATTCCTCACAATGATTGACAAGAATCGGTATATCCCGTTCAGGCACGAAAGTATATGTTTCAGTATATGTATTCTTGAAGTCCGTGATATTGTACTCAAACAATCTCACATCACTACCGTTCTGCATGAGGCAATAAGGATAGACAATATGCTGCCAGTGATCCTTAAATTTACCTACATAATAACTGCCGGTAGTCTTGATGTCATGTACTGACATCGGCATCAGTTCGTCGATCACCCCATATACAAGCACATCTCCGAAACATGTATGAAGAATAGACTCAACCCGCTGCTGGGTCAACGCACCTTTGTAATAGGCGGCAAACTCACGGCAAATGGAGATAGGAAAATCAAACTGACGGTTGTTGTAAGTGGCTCTCAATCCGACTAATGCCTGTCTTCCGTTCGCCGTATCGGATAACAATCTTTCTACTTGTACTGTTTCAGACTTGCGATTTTCAATCATGCAGTCTATTACCTCATTGAAAGCAGTTCCCTTATCGGCTGCCTCACTATCGAACGGCACACGGTTAATCGTATCAATCAGGCTCTGGAATTGTTTCTCCTTAAACTCATCAGGGGTATGTGGGGGATTCTCAGAGAATCCCCAAAACCTATCCCAAATTGCATCACTTCTCAAATAGCTAGTAAAGCTATCAAGTAGTGTTGCATAGAACTTGAACTTAGGCTGCTCTGTCTGCATAAGTCTTACTCTCTTTATCATAAACCAGTCCTAAATCCTTTACCTTTTGTGAGAAAAGGAAACGGGCCTTATCCAATGAGCTACCAACATGAGCAAAAGCATTGATACGGCCGGCAAAATCATTTGCAGACTGGGCATCTGTTATTAATTCGATATTCTCTCTAATTTCAGCCATTACCTTATCATACTTTGCTGATTCTTCTCTTTTCTTTTGAATCATACCCAAGTAAGGAGCGATAACCAGCCTCGTGATAAAATCATTCTTAGCAGTTGGGTTTCCGTTCCGGTCTAAAATAGTTGGAACATTCATCAGTCCAGGAAGATTACAAGTGTTCTTTCCGTCATTTCTTGACGTAGGATCAAATGTGATCGTTCTTTTCTGTACGCCATTCTCATTTTTCATTTCGAGATAGCCAAGCAAGTCCAACTCAGTTACAATAGAGTTATAAGACTTTTCACGCAAAGCAGGAATAAACACCGTGTCGTCACCTTCCTTACGTGTATCACGATGGGCTACGAATACCACGTTCTTGTTCAGCGATGAAAGTGTTCGCGTCAACCAAGAAAACTCTGCATTAATTCCGCCCCAGTCTCTTATCTGCGGTTGGCGAGTACCACATTTATAAGTGATAATAAAATCCATCATCTTACCAATGGTATCCACAACTATCGTTTGATACGCTGACAAATCCTCTTGTAAGACTTGCTGAACATCCTGCCATGAACTAACCTGAACGATGTCCACACCATCCAAATGTGCCATGTTTACGCGTTTCACACCATTATCAAAGTCTAACAACAATGGCTTCGGTGCACTTAAAGCTACAGTTGTATTGTGTGTTACAATATAATTATCGGTTACATACAATTCATCATCATTAGACACTTTAATGCAAACGCACTCATAATCATCAATTCGGGTTGCATCAATGATATATCTTGAAACTTTTGTGTCGTTCCATTCAACAGCTTTTCTTCTCAAAGAAAATGGGCATATTTTAATTTTTATGCTTACTCTGTACTCGTCACTTTTGTCCTCTCTTTCATAAACATGAACATTGGCAATTCCTCCAAGAGAGTTTACAAGCTCTACTATATCGTAGGCCAACATTTTACTGCTGGTTGAGAAATAAATCCTATTCTTGTATGCAAAACCATCGGTATCCATCAAACCACGTAATAAAGAAAGGCGTTGGTCTTTGCTTCCATATTTATAAATATCAGGAATAAATTTATCACCAGACTTTACGTTTAATCCCAAGCGCTTTAAACGCTGAATATATCCTTCTCCATCTCCTTTGAGAACAATGCTATACTGTGGACAATCCGGAGCATCATTCTTTTTTAACTCATATTCGCATGGCAATATATCCTTTATCGTTTCTGCAATTTGGCTATCTATATCAGGATTTGAAAATAATGCAACGCTTCCAGTCAAAGAACCATCACCTATAAGAACACCAAGAATGTAAGGACTGACTTCATATTCCCGTTCTGGAAATTCCATTGCATCCGCCACAGGAATTTCAAATCGTGGCATCGCCTTTCTTCCGGTACGCTCCTCTCTTGGTGTCTGTTTACAGACAATTCCTTTTGATAACATCTCTTTTAAAGTCAGATTTTTAAAACCTGCTTTTCTACTGTTACCAGAACTTGCACGAACATTCCAAATATGTTCTTCATCACAATAGGTAACAGCCCCATCATTTGTTGTTACTTTATACACAGGTCGAACACCTTGCGGATATACACCGATAACTTCTTGGATTTTTCCATCCTTGCCCATAACCTTATCGCCAATTGAAATATCAGCAAGTTTCTTATACCCATGAGGGGTTAATACTTGACAATACAAAGGCTGGGCTTTTCCCATACCTGCCTGTCCGTAAATCATCATCTTGACGGTTGACGGAAGTACTAATTCATTTGATTTCTTAATCAGTGACATAATTATTGTATTTAATATTACTTTATGGTTGCATATTTAATAACATCCCACGCATTACAGAACCATTTACCGTTCTGTGTATTTGATTTCTTCTCGGTCCGGATCAGTCCTTTCCCTACCAGATCAAACAACCTACCACGACCTCCAACAATAGAGGCGGCTGTTCGCTGTCCAAAAGTCTTATCATTCAAGACGATCTTTAATACATCCTCATTTATTGTCATGAAGTCCTCCTTATTCTGTATTCTATTCTAATACGCCTCATTCTGCGCATATCCTGTTGGCTATCCTCAAACAGGCTTAGACAGAAAATCATTAAGAAACATCCAGCTACAAACGACCTCACTTTTGGGCTGAAATCCATAGAGAGGTGTATTCCTGAAATTCTTTCAAAAAGCATCATGGCCAGTTCTCGGCCATTCCTTACATGCAAGATCTCGAAAGCTTTTTGAAGTTGATTGTTAATCGTGCTAACAGCCCTGCATTTTATCTGGGCAATCTCCTTTTTCTCATACCCTTGGGCATAAAGACGTGCGGTGATTTCACACTCAGGAGTCAGTTCCTTCAATATCCTATCCATAATCGTGTGCTTTTTTCTTTAGGATATTCGTCTGACTGTTACCAGTCCTTCCTCTTTTTTAGAAACTGATTCCCACCTTTTCTTCTGCAGGTAGAATTTGGTATTGAGCAGGTACACATTGTTTCGGACGGTCTCCAGAGAGGAAATCGGAAAAGCAACCTCTTCACCGATATTCATCTCCCTCATGATCTTTTTGCTATTTACTTTTTCCATACCATTAAATTTTTAAATTAGCCAGCATCCGGGAATCGAACCCGGACTCAGACCGTCTGCCGATTAGTCTATGAATACCACCAAAGAACTGATCGTATTCTTTACAGCCTCCAGTTTTCTTTCTGCTTTTTGGGCTGAATTATACCATAGATCATAATTGCTTTGTAACTGCATCACCATAGAGATCAGTTCTTCCTTTTCCAGTTTCTCTAATTCATCTTTTGTTTTCATAATCCATATATTATTAATTACCAATTCTTTTCTTTGTAAATTGCGATAGAAAGCACTGCCGACATAGCAAATGTTACTATATGCAGAGGATTGAAAAACATGCCTATAAAACAGACAATTGATATAATTGAAGACAGTAGAAATAATACTGCTTGCGACTTAGATTTGAATATTGATTCCATATCGTTATTTTTTTTGATTCGTTCCCTCTGGATGATTCGGTCATCAGCATCACGCTTTTTCAGAGGGTTTGCTTACCTTTGCAATGTGAACTTTAAAAGATTAAATCATGGAAACAAAAAAGTACTTAGATTTGGCAAAAGCCATTCAGAACAATGTTGAACAGATATTTACAGAATACAAGTCCTTCAAACCAACACTAGATGATATGATCTTTTATAACCCGTCGCTGTATGAAGAAGCCATCAAATTCACTCACCTTGTTTACGCATTCGACCCAAATCTACCATTAAACAAAGAGATGGTAGATTTACCCAAAACATGTAAAGATGGCATATTACCAGCTCTTGATCATGAAGGAAAAGTTTTTAAAGATTTTCTTTTTCTAATAGGATTCTTTGTTGAATACCTTGAGACTTTTCACAGTTAACTACCTATTTAGTAACAAGTTCCAAATATGAAGATACAGCATTTTCAACATACTCTTTGATGTGTTCTAAATTCTTAAGACGATCAACTGGTAGTTCTATAACGCAAACAGATACTACCAGTTTCCCATCGTCTTTTCGTTCTCTTATTTCTACCTTGTAATCCATTATATATATTGTTAATTGTTTCGTGCCCGCCAACCGTTTATGGTTGTACCCAGAATCGAGACTGGACGGGCTATGATTGTGGCCGTACTACTTAAAGCCTGTTTGAACGCACATAACGTCACCTGTTTTTCTAGACCCTTGCAATCGAAAGAACCGCTCTCACCGGACACGTCAACGGATCTGCTTATGTTCTGTATCTCACGGCCGCTATTTTGCGGTTAAGTGTGCATCTGTGCCCGCCATACCTTCTACGGATTGTACCCGGTATCGAGACCGGACGGGCTGTTATATCAGTAGGCAGTGATAAAATTCTCTACCTTAAATGATCTGAAACCATTCGCTTCAATATCAAAATATCTGACAGTCTTGTAATTCTCTGTGCCTGTACCCTTAATGAACTTCTGAATATCTTTCAATGTGCCTTTTGCCTTACGAAGCGAACCATCCGCTTTTTCATAAGCGAAAGCTACTATGCCTTTGTGCATCTGCTTTGTCAACCTGTATAAAGCCCATGATCTTGAGAGGCAGACGGCAAATGTCTTACCTGTAGCCTTCATCATTTCATAAGCCATACAAAAAACTTTGTGTCTGAAATTTGTCTTCATAATCGTGTGTATTTGAGAGTTATGCTAAATATTGATAATAGTCTTTGATTAATTGTGAAGCATCAGCTTTGCTATCTACCTTGTAAAAATCACAGACCTCATCTTCACTCATGGCTTCTAATTCTGCCAGCTCATCGTTCATGTCTTTCTCTTTTTGTTGAGCCAAGTAATCCTCGTATTCTTGCGCCTCTCTGTTCACTCTTTCGAGCTGGTCAAGCATTATGTCAAATAATGTTTTCATAATCGTGTACTTTTAATGTGTTTATACTATTTGTTTAATCAATCGTTCTTTTTACCTTTGTTTTCGTGATTGAACTATTGATGATGCAAATATACTATCATATTTGATAACATCATCATATTTGATAATATTATTACGTTAAATAAATCTAATTTGATATATCAAATATGATAACATTAAGGCAAATAATTAAGAATAAAGGCGTTACAAATAAAGTCGTAGCTGATGCTTTAGGCGTAGCAGAAACAAATATTGTTAGATACGATGACTTATCAAAAAGAAAGTTATCAGATTTGATAACCATATCTAAAGCTTTAAATATGGACCTTGGAGAATTAGTCCAAATAATCACAGGTACCACGATAAACTTAGGAACATCTCAAGTTGAAACAATATATAAACCTGCTTATGCAGAAAAGATCGAAGAAGATGGAAATGTCATTCTGTACGATGTAGAAGCAGCTGCAAATCTCAAACACCTATTTGATAATAAAGATGAAAACATATTGGGAATGATACATATCCCTAATATTCCGAAATGTGATGGAGCTGTATATGTCAAAGGAGATTCTATGTATCCACTCCTCAAATCTGGGGATATTGTTGCCTATAAAGAAATTCCTCTTGATATGCAACATATCTTTTTTGGTGAAATGTATTTAGTCTCAATTGATATGGATGGAGATGAATATCTGACTGTCAAATATGTAAACCATTCCGATAAAGGAGATGATTGGATTAAATTAGTTAGTTATAATCAATATCATCAGCCCAAAGATTTTCCTCTATCATCTGTAAAAGCTATGGCAATAATTAAGCTTAGCATCAGAATGAACACGATGAAATAATCTCATGAAATTCAAACAATACTTTTGGAACCTATACAAGAACTCTCCTGAGGGTAAGTCCGCCATAGCCGCTTTTTCAGACAGGAATGAGTGGATTGATGAAGAACGTCTGTTTGAGAAATACAACCCGAAAATCAAAGACGAATTCAATTCTGAAATTATTTGCGGGATACTAGAAGATTTCTGGTGTTATAAAGTATCCGAATATGAAGGAACAGTATTAAAAGCTTTGGATGATGCCGGAAAACTGTATGCGGAAATTATATCCACCGGTTTGATGATAGAATCGGAAGTAGTTCTCAAAATAGGAGACTTTGACCATATGCTGGAGTTGGTACCATTCTTGTCAATGGAGTTGAACCATTTATTCGGAGAATATTTCTTTCCATATATATACATTGACGAGTTCTATCAGCTTACAAGATTTGCTGACTACTTTGAAATCGAATTACCTCCAATACCAAAGAAGCCAGACTATAAAGCCAGATGTATGTATTATTGGGAATTGTGTAAGGTGTTTTACAAGTTTAGGACAGAAAACGGCTTATCTCCCGATGAGTTCAGTGCATTCATGTATGACTATTCTCCTAATTTCCTGACAAAAGAAGATAATACAGATATGCCAAAGCCTTCATCAGCGTGGTTCATTGGAGGATTGATTAAAGGATATGGCACACATTGGACTACCGGATTCTGGCAATCGAATAAAGAAACGAAGAAAGGAGATATTCTTATTCACTATGAGACATCACCGGTAAGCGCAATCACCTGTTTATGGATAGCGCAGGTTGACGGTGTAATAGACCCATTCTTCCATTATTATAGCAATACATATATTGGGAACAGAATAGAAATTCCGAGTATCACTTTAAAGGAGCTGAAAAACGACGAATACTTTTCAGACCATCCACTCGTCAGAAAGAATTTCCAGGGAGTGAACGGATGGCCTGCAACTGGAAAGGATTATGCGGAACTTATGAGGATGATAGAAGCCAAAGGATTTGACACATCCGTACTTCCGCGAATTTATACCCCTTCATTACCAGAAGGAATAGTAGTAGAGAATGAAAGGGATGTTGAAATTAATCTCTTAGAGCCATTATTGAATAGCATGGGTTGGTATGAGCATAAGGATTATGTACGTCAATTACCTATTCATGCTGGAAGAGGACATCGGATTTTTCCTGATTATGCACTTCACTACAATAATAAGCCGGAAGAAGAGACGGCGAAGGTATTGATTGAGGTAAAATATCACATGAAAAATAACAAAGAAGTTGAATCTGCCTTTCTTCAGGCTTTCTCTTATGCCAAGCTACTTATGTCCTCAGTGATCATATTATGCGATAAAGAATGTATTCTGGCCTACGACAACAAGGAAGGTTTCAGTAGAAGCCGCTACAAAAAATATTATTGGGAGGATATGAAAAATGTAGATTCATTCCATGAATTAAAGAATAAATTAAAATAGCGAAACATGAAAAGAATTATAACCATATTTGTTTTATCCTGCACATTAGTAAGCTGTGGAAGTAGCAAACCTTCTCCAGAACAAAAAGAGCTTTCTGAACAATACATAGAAGGCTTGGTCGATGCAGGAATAAATATCTATGGTGGGGAATTAACGGATGCCAATATATTGGTACTTGCTGTTGACGCCATACCTGGAGCCAACTTTGACATATTCGCAAAAACATATCTTGAAGATGCTTTGAACAATGGTCTAAACGTAAAAGGCGTAGCTATCGTCGATATTAATGATTGTCAAATTGGCGATGGTTGGGTCACTGGAGATAGGATTGGAAGAGCATACAAATAGCATGGAATTGTAAAAAACTTGTCTTTTTCATATCTAACAAACAAGATAATTACATGTAAATCAATTATATAATTCGTATTAGCAAAAACTCCTTCTAAGCTGTGGGTCCTGGGTTCGAATCCCAGCCCGATCACGTCAGACGGAAGAATTTAAGTTATTGATTATTAGCTTATTTTCTTCCGTTTTTTCTTTCAAGAAATTCTCCGCAAATAGATTAAAAAAAGGATATTTTATCCAGTTTTGGACATTTCCACTTGTCTTTTACTTATCCTAAAGTTTTTTAATATATAGCCGCCAGTTCATCTGCCCAGCTCGGAAGTCATACGCAACTGAAGTTTTCAGCTATAAGGATTTTCCGGTTGCACGCCACACTCCTTGCATCCTTCCAGATAACTATCGATTCCTTCTTCAAAATCCTTACACAATTCATCCACAGACTTTCCCTCATAAAGGATAGTGGCTTTTCGTAATCCCTGCACTTTGCCAAATAAGCAGTCGTCCTCTTTGCTATATTCTACAGAACCTTTATATCCTTTATATTCCAAAAATTCCATATCTACTATTGTTGTTTATACTTTCCCATTAATCCATTCTTTCGTATATGGATCTTTGAACTTTAGGGTGAACTCACCCTGCAATACTTCCACTGGAGTGATGTTCTTTTCCTCGCATGACTCCAGATAAAACGCTATAGCTTCCTGCATATTTTTCTCTATTTCCTCCATGTCGTCACCGACCGTAATAACCGGAACGCCTTCGATATAGGCACTCAGATTACTCCCTGCATCTTCAACTATTACTTCAACTGTTCTCATATCAAACACTAAATATGATATTTACTTTATTTTCATTACAACCCCAACATAGCAGCCGGTTGAATGTTTAGAACCTGACACAACAATCGCGCCACCTTCCATGTCGGTTCAGAGCGTCCGGACATGAAAGAGGCGGTGATCCTTGGCCTTTGTGGGAGATTCCGCCTTTACGTCTCTTATTCAAACTTTATTCACTTACTTTTTTTCTTCGTTCCGTATGGCGTAGTACTTTGCATGCCATCAATATGCTCAAATAATTGAGGTTCAACATTAGCTCCCATCGGATCTAAAATAAAATCAATACCCTCTCTTCTAGCAAGCTTAGAAGCTGGAACGAAGTCTGAATCACCAGAAAACAACACAATCGTATCAACAAATCCCTTGATAGCTAAAGATGATATATCTGTGCCTATTTTCATATCAATTCCTTTTTGCTTCACATCTAAATAAACGTCCCCTTCAACCAGATCCTCCAGTTTCTTTTTACCAGACAACAAATCCTTGACAGTATTCGGACGTATCATCCAATTATGATTATCTTTCAAGCTTCCCATTCGCAATGCGACTTTTCTCTTCTTTTTCAAAGCGTTTATTAAATCCATTTTGAATGAGTATTCATCTGTTTTACTGAAATCTATTGGACGTTTTGTAACCGGGTTATGTGCTTTCTTGTCCAGCGGATAACAATCATAGTAGAATATGCGATACAGTGTATTCTTGTTTCCTACATGTTTCATAGCCATCGTGTATAACATCTCAGCCACTTCTTCTCCTGTTTTCTTTTTATCCTTATTATATAAAGAATTAAACCTTTTGATGAAAAAACCTCCGTCAATCAAAATCGCCACTTTTACAGGCGGATAATTACTTTCTTTCATAGTTATAAAAAATAAAAGCTCAAGGGTTGGCACACCCATTATTCAATAGCGGCAGTAACGGCTGCTTTCGGATGTGCGTTGCCATGAGCGTAATTCTAATACAAAAATAGGTATTTTTGATGAAGAAACAACAAATTCAATGTTCTTTCATCACTTCTATGCTATATAACATAAATCATGGCACCCCACCCACTATATCTAAGAATGCTTATCAGATCTCGATCAAAACCCTTTATACTCGTCTTCCGCATCGAAGTACGGACACATCCTGATCCATTCGTTAAGCGTGATCTTCCCGTCACCAAGCATTCAGATTCTCCCCTACTTATACAACACCATTTTCCGGCATCGTCCTTGCCGATACGAAAGATGCAGAAAGCGTTTCTGCCGATAGACAATGGCCTGATCGAATGGCAGACCGCTCTCAAGCAAGACCTGCAACAACTGTTCCGGACCGGATGCACAGTAACAATCGGCGGCCTCGCCTTTTGTATGTTGGCTCGTGGGAACGCCGCCCACCAGGCGATTTACTTCCTGATTCCGAAAACCGCTGGTGATGGCAATGGCTTCGCCTACTCGTTCCCGGAGTGGCTGCAACAAATGATCTACTAACTGCCCGATGGCCTCGCGCTGTTCGGCGTCGGGTTCATTCAATATTCCCCGTTCAATAGCCATTTGGCTATGGGTAAATTCGTCCAACGTAAAATTTTTTGATAGTTTCATATGGGTATAAATGTTTGATTTTTATTTTTAAGATCGTATTGTACTTTTGCCTTGATGTTAACGTGTATGTTCTTTCGGGCTTGACCCAAACCATGTACGTACTTTTGCCTTGATGCAAAAGTACCAAAAAATCAAGGCTGCGTCTGCTGAGCTACTCCGTCACTTCGTTTCGCTGTGCGCGCCGCAAACTCGCCTTCGACTCAAACAGCGACGCTCCGGCCGCTCCACTTCGTTCCTACGCTTAACGCTCACCAGAACGAGGCCCCAAAAATTGAAAATTGAGAATTGAAAATTGAAAACTTCTTCAATGGAGAATTAAGAATTATAGGATATTTTATCCGTAAAACCGACCTTGCGACGGTAGAGGCGTAGCGTTGCTGCGCCTCAAAACGGCATTGCGCAACCGAATGGCAATCAACATAATAACGAATAATATTATTATGTTTTTCGCCTGTTTTTTCCTGTGGCGTTTGGTATGAGGCGCAGCAGCGCTACACTAGTGTCCCAAGAAAAAATTAACAGTCTATTTTTCCTCTATAAACCGAGGAGTAAACTATCAAAATGTC